GTATGGTACGCCACAAGAATTACATTTATTAAATTCTTTAAATATGAAGATTATACCTAACGAAACCAATGATGCAGTACAATATTATGAATATAAGGTTAAAAATGGTAGTGAAGTGTTTAAACCCCACGAAATTATACACTTTAGAACACCAAATCTAGCAAGTAAGTGGTATGGTGTGCCGCCTATTTTGAATATTTGTGGTAATATAGCCCTTTTAAAGCAAAGTGAATATTTAGAATATAGCACATTAAAGAATTTTGGTATGCCTAGTTTATTATTTAAATATACAGGTTCAAGCAATTTAACAAAGAATGAACGTAACAATTTTGAACGGCAATGGCAAAAAACAACTACTGGTAACAAATTAAATCGGGTAAAAGTAATAGATGGTAATTTTGAAGTAGAAAAATTAGCACAAAGTCTAGAAGAAATGATGCTTACTGAAAATAAAGTTATAAATATAAAGGCTATATGTGCTGCTTATGGCGTACCTTATACAATGTTAGATAGTACAGAACAGAAAAAGGCAGGTTTAGATCAGCTTTTAGATATTATGGCATTAAATTGTGTGCAGCCTAGATTAACACGAATACAAGAAGTTTTAAATCAACAATTATTACCTAAATTTGATGAAAGTGGCGATTTGGTATTTAAATATTCAGATCCTAGCCCCGAAGCACCTGAAAAAGAAGCACAAGTATTAACGCAATATGTTGGTGCAGGTATAATTACGATAAATGAAGCAAGAAGGGTATTAGGTTTAGGCGAAATGAAAGAATCTGATATTAAAAAACCTGAAAAACCTGAAAAAGATAATACTAAAAAAGGGGCTGAAAATGAAAAAGCAAATTAAAAATTATGAAGATTACAAAAAATATATTAATAAAGATGTAGCAAAGATATTAGATGAAGAATTAAGTTTAAGTAATTTAGATCAAAAAGATTTAGCTATTAAACGTGCTTTTAGTAATATAGAAGTAAAAGAAGATGGTATTAGTGTAGGTTACGCAAGTACAAGGCAAGTAGATTTTAGTGGTGATGTAGTAGTGCCAGAAGGTATTGATATACGTGCTTTTAAAATAAACCCTGTTATCTGTTATGGCCACAAAATATTAGAACCGCCAATAGGTAAAGCAGAAAGTGTACGTAAAGATAAAGATGGTTTAAAAATAAAGATTAAATTTGCTAAAGAAGAATATGATTTTGCTAATACTATCTATAAATTAGTTAAAGGTGGTTATATAAGAATGCATTCAATTGGTTATATGCCTATAAGTGGTTTTGTTAAAGGCACTAAAGAATTCGATCAATTAAATAAAGAATTAAAAAAGAAATGGCCTGAATATAAAGGTGATGCACGTAGAATTCTTACTAAAATTGCTGTATTTGAAGTTAGTATCGTTAATTTACCTGATAATAATGGCGCAAAAGTTCTTGATGTAAAAAGCCTAGATCTAAATGAAAATGAAATTAAAAATCTAAAAAATCATGGGTTTGAAGTAGAAGGTGATGAAGATGCTTTAGCTTCGCACAGCACTTCAGAAGTAGAAGAAGTAGAAGAAGCTGAACAAACTGAAGAACAAAAAGAAGAAGAACCTGAAGAACCTGAAGTAAAAAAATACAAAGGCGAATATAAAGAAGTAAAAAGATACAAATATGAAGATGAAATCAAGGTAATTGATACTAATTTGTACAAAAAATATAAATTACGTGGTAAATTATACAGAATCTAATATGATTTTTTTACTATATTTTTGATAAAACGTGTACCTTTGAACTTGGCAACCCCAAACTTAGATCACATAAAAATAAATAATAATTAAAAAAGGGTAATAAATATGAAAATTAAATTACTAGAAAAAACAATTATACAAACAGCAAACGAAGAAAAAGAATTGGCTAAAGATATTGTAATTGAAGTAGAAGATGCTTTTGCTAAAGAACTAATTGAAGATAAAAAAGCTGTACAGATTCACGATGTAAGTATTGTTGAACCTGAATCTGAAGTTAAAGAAGTTAAAGAACAGAAAATTGAAAAGAAAGATATATCTGATTCACCGATTATTGAAGTAAAAGCTGAAAAGAAACATTTTGGGCAATTTTTGCTTGATGTTAAAAATGGTAAAGATCTATCTGGTTACGAATTTAAAGCATCTTTGGGCCAAAACGAAGGCACAGATGCAGATGGTGGCTATACAACCCAAAGCGATTTTGTTTTTGATATTGTATCTGCTGCACGTGAAAAATCTGTAATCTGGAAGAAATGTAATGAAGTAACTTGTAATGGTTCTGGTTATCATTGGCCGCAACTAAATGAAACTGCACGATCTAATACTTCTGTATATGGTGGCGCAAGATTCTATAAAACTTCTGAAGGTAACGATTATACTGCTTCAAAACTAGCATTCACTGAAAAAGATTTAAGTTTGAATAAAATGACTGGTTTGGCATACGTAACTGAAGAAATGCTTGAAGATTCACCTGTAATGGGTAATTTTGTACGCAAAGCATTTATTGATGGTATGGCTTGGAATATTGATGAAGAAATTCTTAATGGTACACTAAGTATTGTTGATAACCCTGTTATTGGTGATGCTGCTACTGTTGATGTAACTTCTGGCGATCCACCTACATTTGCACAATATTCTGCTATGTATACTGCTATGATACCACAATCAAGGGGCCGCGCTGAATGGTTTATGTCGAATGATGCATACACACAATTGCTAAGTTTGGCTACTGCTATTACAACTAGTGGTGCTGCTAATCATCTATATGTTAAAATGGCTTCTGAAGTACCTTCTAAAGTACTTTTTGGCCGCCCGATTAACATTTGTGAACAGCTACCTGCTACTGGTGTTGATGGTGCTGTACTATTTGCTGATTTTAGCCAGTATGTACTACCAGTAAAATATTTGAACCCAAAAGAACGTATATCTAATCAGATTGAATTCTTAAGCGATCAAATAGCTTACAAGTACACTTACAGATTGAACGGTGCGCCTGGTATAAGTTCAACAATTACACTACCAGATTCAACTATTGTATCTTATTTTGTACAAGCTGAAACTGCGTAATTGATATAAAGACATTAAAGGGGTTAGTGTCTACACTAACCCCTTTTTTTAAAACAAAAAACTAATTAAACCGTGATAGGGGAAGATAATGAAATTAGAAAAGAAAGAACAAATTTTAAACGCAATCAAAACTAAAGGTGTATTGGGGCAAGGTATAACTGCTACTGATTATGGTTCAAAAGCAACTGATGATATTTTAGTAGATTTAATACCGCCTGATATTTTAAAAGATTCTTTATACGATCTTTGCCAAAAAATTAATATAGTAAAAGGTAGTGGTGTAAAATTACCTAGATTTAATACTTCTACAATAGATGATGATGGTACTTATGGTTTGCAAGCTTTTTGGGTTAAAGAAGCAGAAACTATCGATTTATCAAAATTTGCACTAGATCAAAAATCAATAAAACTTAATAAATTAGCTTTAATAATACCGGTTACAGATGAAATAATGGAAGATGCTGAACAATTTGTAGGTATTATTGGGAATGTAATTGGTAAAGAAATTCGTAAAAAATTAGATAAAGCGATTATATATGGTAATGGTTCGACAGGTTTAGCGATGCATGGCGTTGTTGGTACTGGTGATGAAGATACTGTATATGTTACTGCTGGTTCTGATCAAAGTGCTAGTGCTGGTAAAATGATTGGTGCATGTAAGAATGTTCAAAATTCAATCTTCGTATTATCACAAGATGTTTATGCGGCATTAGTATTAGAAAGTGCAGATGCGATTGGTGGTTATGACCCTTACAGTAACACATTATATGGTAGACCGATTTATGTTTTGCCAGGTGTTAATGATACTTGTATGGTCCTATGTGATTTTAGCCAATATGTTGTAATTCAAAAAGAAATTCGTAGACAAGTTGCAGAAAGTATTGAATTTAACAGTGATCAGAATTTTATCAAGGTAGTTTTAAGAACAAATGGTGGCCCTATAAGTTCTTCTACAACTACTGATCAATCTGGTGAAGAAATTGGTAGTTTTGTTGCATTAAGTACTATGGAAGACGAAGAAGCTAGTTCAGAACAATGGGAAGAATCAACTTCAAGTTCAAGTAGTTCTAGTTCAGAAGATTATAGCAATAGTTCTGAAAGTTCAAGTTCAACACAAAGTTCTGAAAGTTCAAGTTCTAGTATTGATAGTTCAAGTTCAAGTTCTGAATCTACAGCAAGTTCTGAAAGTTCAAGTAGTTCTGAATAAATTTAATTGCCCGAATCTTAGTGCTTTTTGATCACCTGTTTTGGGCCTAAGATTCGGGCATTTTTTATAAAGGTGAAAATATGCGATTAACAAATTACACAAAATACCAAGAATTTGATGCAGATACAGAATTAACAGAAGAACAAGTTAATTATTATGCTGATATTTGTTCAGAAATTATTGAAAATTACTTAGATAGAAGTTTAGCACAAGCAACAGTAAATGAATACCATAAAACTGATGATGATAATACAATAATTTTAGATCAATGGCCTGTTAGTAAGGTATATATAGCACTAACAAATTGGGCAATATATTGTAATATTAGTTTAGATGGTGGTGATAATATACCGATTCAAATTCAAAACGATTTAACTTATATTAATATTGATTATGGGTTATCTGGTACTTCAAATCAAATAACAATAGCTGATTACGCAACAATTAATTTATTAGCTAATGCGATTAAAACTGATATTGAAACTGAAACAAGTTATACTGCAACTATTACTTATAATGGTTTTTATGAAGATGTGAACCCAATATATTTAGCTGATGGGTATTATAACTTGCTTGGTAAAAATTATAATGTAGATTTAGTTGGTTTAGATTTACATAGTAGCGTAAGATATACATTAGAAGGTGATCGCCAATTAATAGTTAATAAAATATTGCCATTAAATTCAAATAAAGTTTATGTAAGATATCAATATGGTTATGCTGATGTAGATGCTTTACCTGTAAGTATTATTGATGTTTGTAATAGAATGATTAAAGATTTACAAGATTCTGATGCTAATAATGATAGTTTAAAAACGAAGTATAATAAAGAAAAACTAGATGATGCAGAATATTTTAAATATGATCGTGATAGTGCAATTAATGATTCTTATGGTTATGGTATTCTAGATAAATATAAAGGGCAATTAGATAGATACAGAAGAAAAGATTGCGGCTACTATTAAAAAGGGGTGAATAATGGGCATATCACATTTACTACTTAATTCGCTAACTTTATATAATTTAACTACTTCTACAGATGATTGGGGTGGTGATAATATATTGCTATCTAATATTGGTACTTATAGATGTAAAGTTAGTGCGGTAAATCAAAAACGTGAATTAATATTAGGCAAAGATAATACTGTAGCTACGCATAAAATATATTGTGATACAGTTATAGGTACATCTTTAAGTTTAGGGCAAATAATAGTTGTTAATAATAGGCAATATGAAATTATTGATTTTTTTGCACCTGAACATATTATATCTGATTCTTCTTTAGATCATATTAAAATTTATGTTAGATATAATGAAAATGAATATGATTATTTTCTTTTTGGTTCAAGTTCAAGCAGTTCAGAAGAATATAGTACAAGTAGTTCAAGCAGTTCTGAAGGTGAATCAAGTAATAGTAGTACAAGTAGCCAAAGTATAATTATTATTGAAAGTAGTAGTTTAAGTTCTGAAAGTAGTAGTAGTTCTGATGAATATAGTAATAGTAGTTTAAGTTCTGAATCATCACAAAGTTCTTCTTCTAGTTCTTCTTCAAGTTCAAGTTTAAGTAGTTCTTCTGAATCAACACAAAGTTCACAAAGTAGCCAAAGTTCTGAAAGTTCTAGTAGTTCTGAATTGTATAGTAATAGTTCTGAAAGTAGTGAAAGTTCTAGTTCTGAATTATATAGTAATAGTAGTGAAAGTTCTAGTTCTGAAAATTATAGTTTAAGTTCGCAAAGTTCTAGTAGTGATAATTATAGTTTAAGTTCTGTTAGTAGTGAAAGTTCTGAATCAACACCATCTTCATTAAGTTCTGAAAGTTCTAAAAGTTCAAGTAGTAGTTCTGGTGGTTACAGTAATAGTAGCGAATCAAGTAGTTCTTCTGAATTATTTAGCAATAGTAGCCAATCAAGTGAATCAAGTAGTTCTTCTGAATTATTTAGTAATAGTTCTGAAAGTAGTTCTTCTTCTGAATTAAATAGTGAAAGTAGCCAAAGCGATATTAAAAGCGAAAGTAGTTTAAGTTCTGAAAGTTCTAGTTCTTCTGAATTGTATAGTAATAGTAGCGAAAGTAGTGAAAGTTCTTCTTCTGAATTATTTAGTAATAGTAGTTTAAGTAGCGAATCAAGTAGTTCTGAAGGTTATAGCAATAGTTCTGAAAGTAGTTCTTCTTCTGAAAATTATAGTGAAAGTAGTTCTTCTTCAAGTTATTGCCCTGTTTGTTCTACAAGTTCTTCTTCTGAATCTTCTAGTTCTTCTGATAATTATAGTGAAAGTAGTGAATCAAGTTCTAGTTCTTCTTCTGATAATTATAGTGAAAGTAGTTCTTCAAGTAGTAGTGCAATTGGTGGTGATTCTAAATACTATATACCAATTACAATAGATAGCACATATATCGATTCTACTTTAACTAACTGGACATTTGTATTTGATCAAAATTTAGATTCAGTATTAACAAGTATAAATGGCCCATTAGATCAAGATGGTATTCGTTCATTAAAATCTGATGGTGGTGATATAAGGTTTACTTCTGATATTGAAGGTTACGATAGATTAGCAGTAGATGTTAGAAATGTAGATTTAGATAATAACCCTGCAAGTAGTGAATTAGAAATAGCTGTAAAAGTGCCAAGTGTAAGTTCTAGTGAAGATACAGTTATATATATGTGGTGGGGTGGCGAAACTGACGAATTACCTGCCGCAAGTGATACATATGGACAATATAACGCTTATGATAGTAATTACATTCTTGTTCAGCCTGAAGGTAATGGTGATAACGAAAGAACAAATAATAATTATTCTTGGACAAAAGTTGACAATCCTGTTGAAGTTGATGGTATGATTGGTAAAGCTACAGAATATTCACAAGTTAATTATGGCAATAGTGCAGCTACACAATATTATTATACCACACAAAAACCTATAAGTGGATATAAAAATTATACAGTTGAATATTTAGCTAATTTCCATAGAAGAGAAACAATGACTATTTATGCGGAAAGAAAATCAGATGCATATAATTTATTATGTTATACTACTGTTGATGGTTTAAGAAGTGCTATTAGAGATGATGATGGCGATTCAATATTCTTAGGATATTTAAATGATTATCGTGGTTGGGGTCATTTTTCATTTACATTTGATACACCAGCAGACACAATGAAATTATATAAAAATGGTGTTGAAGACGATACCGATACAAATACTAATTTAGATACAATTACACAAACAAATTTACGTTCTTCTATTGGTGCTGGTTGGACTGGTGCTGATTATGTTGCCGGTTTTGATGGATTGTTAGATGAATTAAGAATTAGTTTAACTGTACGTTCTGCTGCATGGATAAAAGCTGTTTATAATAACTTAATGAATGCAGTTAATTTTGCTGATTTGGGTGAAATTATTGATGTTCATTACAGTAGTAGTTCAAGTAGTTCTGTTGATAGTAGTAGTTCTTCAAGTGTTGATAGTAGTAGTTCTTCAAGTAGTGCAGTTGGTGGCGATTCTAAGTATTATATACCAATAACAATAGATTCTACAAAAATTGATAGTGATTTAGAAAATTGGACATTTGTATTTGATGAAAATTTTGCATCTATTTTGACTTCTATAAATGGGCCTTTGGATTCTGATGGTGTAAGAAGTATGAAACAGCATGGTGGTGATATAAGATTTACAAGTGACGAAGCTGGTTATGATAGATTAGCTATTGATGTTAGATGTTGTTCACCAGATAAAATACCTAGCAATGGTTGTTTAGAAGTAGCGGTAAAAATACCAGCAGTTAGTTCAAGTTCTGATACAGTTATATATATGTGGTGGGGTGGTGAAAATTATGAATTAGAACCTGTTGATAGTACTTATGGTCAGCACAATGCTTATGATGATAATTACGTGCTTATACTGCCTAATGGTGCAAGTTCAGACCGTTCGCAAAACCAGTATTCAACAACAGATAACAGTATTACCTCTGGGGGTGATACCGGCAAAGTGGGCAAGGCAACAAATTATGCTGGTAATGCGTCAACTGATCGCTGTACTATAGGTGATACTTCAGACTGGAACACGATACTCTCTTATGACCATGCCTTCACTATAGAAGGTATCTGGGAGTTGGAAGATAATACTATAAATTCTCCCTGCATACTCATATCTAAAATACAAAGTGCACCCGACTACAAGGGCGTTTCTATGGCTTATACGCCATCCAACACAGACCTTACTGGAATTATTCAAGAAACTCATTCACCGTCAATAAGGTTTGGTATACAAAACGCGTCCTTCGCCTGGGCTAATAATGAATGGAAACATATGGCGCTTGCGTACAATGGCACATCTATAGCTTCGGGTGGTGTATCATTATATTCTAATGGTGCCACTACTGGCAGTGGTGTTGATGATGGCACTGTAACAACCACGTCCCACGCAGACCCATTGTTGATTGGTTCTCGAAATTGGGGCGCACCGTTTACTATGCGTGAATGGGAGGGTGATATAGATGAGATACGGATTTCTGATGTTGAGCGTTCTGCTGCATGGATAAAAGCAAACTACAATAATCTATTAAATACAAGCGGCTTTTTAACATTTGGTGGAATAAATGATTTGACTGAAGAAAGTAGTAGTTCTAGTAGCTAATCGTAATAATAATAAAAAAGGAGCAAAAAAATGACAAAAGCAGAATTGTTAGTAGACCTAGCAGCAAGAAATCATATTAAAGAATTAATTGGTGTGCCAGAAGATGTAACACCAGAATCAGAAACAACAGGCATAAAATGGTATGTGCAGAATGTTTTTGAAGTAATTAATAATGCAGCAGTAAAACGTTCTATTCATTTTTATGTTGTAGATGAAGGTGAAGAAGGAGAATGGGCAGCTTATAAAGATCAAGAACCTGAAGAAAATGTAAAGCCTAATCAGTTTAAAAATTGGTTAAATACTGTTCTATATGCTGATGCCGATTCTGTTGCTTGGAAAGTAATAAGTGAAAACGAATTAAATTGGCAAGCATTAGTAGCTATTTTAGAAGAAAATGAAAGCAATACATTAGATTTTAAAGGTTACTTATGCACTAAAGATGAAGAAGGTGATTTAGTAAAACAAGCATTGAATCTTACAGTTGATCAAATGCTAGAGGTTATTGCGAAGAAGATATAAAATGCGAAACTTAAAACGTAAATTAGAACAAATTGGCAAAAAGTATCTTGAAAAAAGGGCGAATGATGTAATGGTAAGATCAAAACAAATTTGCCCTGTAAAAACTGGTAATTTACGTGATTCAATACATGTAGAAGAAGGTACAATGCCAAATAGTAAAAAAATTGGTAGTGATGTTAGATATGCTAGATATGTTGAAATGGGCACTAGTAAGATGGCACCAAGATTTTATCTACGTGGTGCTTTAATGGATGTTTTTAAAGGTGGTAAGTAGGTGATTTTATGTTTAGTGAATTTACAAAAGCGATAAAAGCGAAATATGATACAATAACTTATAATAGTGGTTTATTAAAAAATACTGCTGTTTTATATTTTGGTACTGCGCCTGATGATGCTACTTACCCTTTTACAAACTTTAATATAAGGGCTACTAGGGGTATTGGTGATAGTTGTAATGATATGTATGATTTTTTAATACAGTTTAGCGTTTTTGATAATAGTAAAAGCCCACAAAATGTATTGGAAATAGGTGATGCAATTAATACTGCTTATAATAATACTTCTTTAACAGGTTTAGATGGTGATTTGTTAATTATAAGGCCATTTAGTGCTGAAATAACAGAAAGATTAGAAGAAGAAGGGCATGCATGTAATATAACTTACTATGCAAAAATAGAAAAAGCTAAGTAAAATTTAATTTTTTACTATATAAATGAATAGATTAACCTTTAAATAGGAGAAAAAATATGGCTATTACTGGAACAACTGGTACTTTAGTAATTAATAGTTCAACTATATGTTTTAGAAGTTGGGAAATGACACAAGACACTGATATGCGTGATTCAAGTTGTAATGATACTGGACAAGATCGTACATTTTTGGCTGGTTTAACAACCAATACTGCATCTTTTGAAACTGTTGATGATGTTAGTGCATTAAATACTTATACGCTTTATGCAGTAAGTTTAACTAATGATGAGATATCTTTTAGTGGTTCTGCATATGTAAATAATTTATCTGTTAACACACCTTATGATGATATTGTGGTTAATAGTGGTAATTTACAATTTAGTAGCACCGTAACCGTATCTTAATTGATAAATGTATAAAAGTGTGTGTTTATTAATTAAGCACACACTTTTTTTTAAAAACAAGTGAACAAATAAACAAAAAAAGGTGATTAAAATGAAAATAACATTAAAAGATAAAGAATTAGAACTAAGAAGGCTAAAAGTAAAAGATATTCAAGAATTTACAGAATATGTTAAAGGTTTAGTTTTAAGTGAAATCAACAAAAACGCTAGTTATATTGTAGATAAAAAAGAACGTGTAGATTTTCGGGTTAGTGCTTTTGAAAATGTTAATTTTGATAAGAAGATAGCAGAATATGGGCAAACACAAGATGGCTTATTTTGGTTGGCTAATAGAACTGCTGATATAAATATAGAAGATATGCTTGATATAAAAGATTATGATGATCAGCAAATCGCTTTTACAATTGCAAAGATTGTTGCTTATGGGCGTGGCATGGATGTAACTGATATCGAAAAAATGGATATAGAATTTGAAAAACTAATGGCAAAAGATAAAGAAGAAATTGAAGATACTGAAAAAAAAACAGAAGAAATAGTAGAACCAACGGAAGAAACGAAGTAGATAATTTAAAAAACATTGCTATTATATATGGGGCGATAAATGATAGTTCGTTCTTTGGTTTATTTGCACACGTTTACAATATTAATTATGAAGAATACATCGATTTACCTTTAGATGTTTATACTTCTTTGCTATCTAATTGGCCTAATATGGGTTTAAAATCAGGTACAGAAGTTTTTAATGCAATGCGTGACTTCTGGTATAAAAAGCAAAAAAGTAAAGGTTATTTAATAGAACAAGAAATTTTTAACAAAAGAAAACAAGATAAGATGAATAAAAAATCAAATTCAAAAATAAAAGAATCTTTAGATGTATTGAAGAAGTTAATTGGTAAAGAATCTATCAGTATGAATTTAGTTTTTGCACATATTAATAATAGTGAATTTGTTGAATCTGGCATTAAAGAATTATTGAATAAGCATAAAGAAGCAAGTGACGCAGAAATATTAAAGTATTTAAGTGAAAAACGTGGTGGAAGGGTAAAGGTTTAAAATGGCTGGTGATGTAATAGAAAGGGTATACGTTGAAGTAGTTTTGAAATTAAATACTGCTTCTTTAAAAAGTATGAATTCTATGATTAATAAAGGTTTAGGCAAATCTATTAATCATACACTTGTTAATACTTTTGGTAATTCTGGCAGGTTTGGTAATTGGGGTGCTGCTGCTGCTAGTGCTTTTACTGGTAATTTTAGATATGCTTTAATGGCTTTGTTTAGTGGTGTTGGTTCTGGTATTGGTGCTAATTTTGGTAAAGATATTTTTAATGGAATTTTAAAACAAAGTATGCCTAAGTTTGATAAAATTAAAGAAAATCTTAAAAGAGCTTTTAGTACTGATGGTCTTAAGTTTGATTTAAAAAGATTTTTTGAAAAAGGTAGTACAGCAAGATTTAATTTTAAAGAACTTTTTAGGGGTATTAAAGAAAATTTTCAAAGGTCGGAGGGGACATTTTCTTCATCTATAAAGAATATTGGAAAAGAATTTGGCAATATTAGAAAAGAATTAGGTAAAGAATTTTTTGAATCAATGATATCAACAAGAGGTAATCTTATTGATATTACAAAATTGTTTAATTTTAATAAACTTGGTGCAAAGGGACGCTTAGGTAGATTAACACAATTATTTGAAAAAATTGGTTTTGTTGGTAATAAAGTTTTTGGCAGTATTTTATCTTCTTTTATGAAGTTTTTTACAACAGCTAGAGGTAAGTTATTAATTTTATTTGGTATTATTGGTGTTTTAGGTGCTAGGGCTTGGGGTAACTTAGTTGAAGAAATTAATAAAACAGATATGCTATTTAGAAAATTTGCTGGTAAGGCTGAAAATTTTGTTGATAGAATTAAAAGTTCATATGGTTTAGCTGATAAAGACGCACGTGCAACTATAAATGATATTCAAAACGCATTAGCACCATTCTTCGGACGTAAACAAGCTACAACTATGACATTAGAAACAGTTATTGATGAAAAAGGTGCAGGGCTTGGTAGTTTAGCACAAAGGGCATTAGATATTGCATCACTACGAAATTTAGAAGTAGCTGATGTGACGCGACTTATGACATCTGCACTGGTTCGTGGAGGTAGGGCCGCACAAAGTTTAGGTGCCAGTATGAGCCAAGCAGAAGTAAATGCAAAGGCTATGGAAAAGTTTGGTGTTAAAAGTGAAAAATCATTAACGGTTAGGCAAAAGATATGGGCTAGGGCTGCTTTATTGATGGAACGTACTGCTGATGCTGAAGGTGATATGTTTAGGACTGCTACATCTATTAACAATGCATGGCGTGGTTTAGTTGGTACATTAAAAAATATGGGTGCAGGTATTGGTAAGATCTTTGATGTTTTTGATATTGGTGGTATACTTTATGGTTTTAGACAGGTAGCGCAAATAATAGAACTTTTAATTGTAAAACCATTAGCAGGATTAGCACAACTTCTTAAAAACAATTTAGTTAAGCCTATACTTGATATTCTTAATTTAGGTTTGGCTTCTGTAATTTGGGCGATTAGAAAAGTATATAATTTACTTGCTAAATTCCCAAAATGGTTTAAAAAAGTATTAGGTTTTGAAGATACTGAAAAAGATGGAACAGTACTTGGTAGGGCTTTTATAGAACAATACAAAATGATAAAAAAAGAACGTGATAGGCTTTTAAAAAGTGGTAAAGATAATGCTACTGTTGCGTTATATGAAGCACAGTTACGATTTTTAGAAACTATGGCTAATGTATTTGGCAACGAAATTGATTTAAAAGACCCATTTGAAAAAGTGAATGAAGAATTAGAAAAAACAAGGCAAATTACAGCTTCAATTGCAAATAATATTTTATCTATTCTTAATAACGCACAAAAATTAGCAACAAAAATAATAGCAGACCCTACAAATAAAGAAGAAGAAGCAAAAAAGATTACTAAAAAATTTAAACCAACAACATCTGGACAGGTTAGACTTGATATACCTGGCTTTGGTGAAAAAACATATTTAAGTAGTGGCAACCAATTATCAAATTTTATACATAAACTTACTAGACAAACAACATCTGGACTTGGTGGAAAAACATATTTAAGTAGTGGCAACCAATTATCAAATTTTATGCATAAACTTTTTAGACCAATGCAAAGAGATTTTGAAACAGTTATGGAAGAAATTAAATATATTGAAGATTTTTGGGCTGATGTGTTTGGGTTTAAAGATAAAACAAACAGACCTATAAACACATCTGATCAAGCTGGTTTTACACGTACTGATTCTGATAATCTACAAACTTTAGTGCAATTAACAAGAGAAAAACAACTTTTTGCATAGAACAATTTTGTATAGGAGAATAAAATGGCATATAATTTATTAAGAGATGAGTTAAGCGTATCAATAACAGAAGGTAATTTTGGTGAATATTCTAATGCGAAGGGTAGAGCAACTTTAGCATTTTTGGAAGAACCTAATGTTAGTGGTGGAATTAGTTCTTTACCTAAACCTGGTGATCAATTACAAGAATTAAATACTTATAATGTTGCTAATGCTAATGCTGCTTCTTACACTAAAATTATTTGTACAGAAGTAAAGCAAATACCATATTTTAAAAAGAATGGTGATGGTACTGAAGGTTATAAATATATTTGTAGTTTTAATTCTGAAGATAATGTTGTAGAAAATAATGAATATCATAGTTTTAGTTCTGCTTTATCTGTGGTATCTATGGATAAGCCCTTAAATTGGAGATATGCTAATACTATAACTTACGAAGCTGGAACTGCACCTACTAGTGTTGATACTGCTAAAACAAGAGTACAACAAAGAATATCTAAGGTTGTTCAAACTGGTACATTTAAATTACGTAAGATAGTTAGTTTGGTTAATCTTGATACTTTTACAGAAGATTATAATGCTATTGCTGGCAAATTAAATGTTGATTCTTTTTATATTATTGATGAATATGATGGTATCTTTTTTGAACAAGGGCAGGTTTTAGGTGGTGTATTGGAAGATGGTGGTAAAAATTCTTTAGGTAAATATATTTTTAATGTTGTTTTTAATTGGCGTAAGATTAATGATAAAAATGCAACTAGAAGTGAAGATATTGTTAGAAATGATTGGCAATATTTGTTAGCGCCTATTGGAAGTAGTGCTGCTGGTTGGCAAATACCTGTTCAATGTGAAGGTGGGCAAGGTGGTAGTTCTACACAATTAGTAACCGAACCATTTTTATATCCCTATTGCGAAGAAGATGTTGATACTTATGAAGATGCTTTTATTAGATTTTTAGATCGTGATTATAGTGGCGCAGAATTAGAACCTTAAGGATTAATTATGAGTTTAGATAAAGCAAAAATAACTGATCAAAAGTTAAAAATAAATACTTATAATGGTATAATTGAGCGTTTAAATACTATTGGTAACGAAATATCTGATGATAGCATTGATAAAATAAGTGGAATATCAGTTGCTAATAAAGATTTTGCAGAAGATTTAAAATGGGCTGTACAATCTATTAATCGAACTATTATTGGTATTAATGTTGGTGAATTTGTATTAAATGGTAAAAAATTAACTATACCTTACACTGGTGATAATGATATTACTGATGCGTATACTAATTCTGCTGATTATGGTTACGATTATGATACTACTTTACAAAATTATTATAAGATATCGCCTTATATTTTAATTGATATACCTGTTACTAAATATACTGATAATGATACTGTACCTGCTGTAATAACTTCACCTACTTATACTACTGCTATTTATGGAAAAAGGCCAATTTATATTTGTGTTGGGGCTTGTAATTATAATGGTACTGATACTTTTGGTGCTACTTATGGTAATTTAAATTATGGTTTTGTATATATAACTAACTGTAAAGAACTTGCTGGTTTAGGTGTTGCTGATGGTAATGATGATGAAAGTAATCAAATAAGATATATTAACAAAACATGTAAAGCTATTGCAGAAGTATTTATTTATGAAGATGGTGATGTTGCTGAAATTAAAACATTACATACTGGCGATATTAAATTAGATGGCGAATTTTTAGATGATGAAAAAGCTACATATATTATAAGTGATATTGATTCTGATAATAAAATACCAACTTTTACTGCTACATTTGATAACGATAGTACGCAAAGAAAAACATTAGCACATATGAATAATGATAGTTATGAAGCTAGTAATAAAGATATAACACAACTAAAAAATGTAGAATTAATGCCTGAAAGTAGCAAAGGTATACCATATTTAGATACGAATTGTGAATATGGTAGTGATTGTGAAGTAAGTGGTGAATTAAAATGGGCAAGTGTTGATGCTGATTATTGCTATTGTAACGAAGATTGTTTTAGCCGTTCTTTAGAAATACGTGATACTGGTGTTAATGATCATTTAAATTGTGATAATGAGAAAGTTTTACAATTATATAATTTTGATGCTTCACCTTCTGATTCATATTCGCTTGTTGTATCTAACCATTCAGATTGTGTTACTTGTACTAATCATATCGAATATATTAATGTAGATAAAGATTTAACAATTTGTGCAAGTGGCGATAACCCTACCCATTGTGTTGATAATTGCCATAACCCTATCAGTTTAGAATTTAGCCGAAATACCGAATCTGGTTTGAACTTTTTATCACTTTATGGCTTTGCTGAACCTGATGTTGGTTATAATATTGATTGTGATAATGATAAAGTTTTAATGCGTGCTTTTTTAGATGAGAAACCAATTTTAAAATATGCTACAATTAACGAATTTGCCAATGCTGTTAGTAATGTTGATAGTTGTGTTTTGTGTGCTAGTGATGGTATTTGTATTAGTACTAGTGGCTGTTATGACCCTGATGTAGATGATAGTTTTATATCTGTTAATTGGGACTGCATGCCTAGCGAAACACATCACGAGCTTGGAAATTGCGGAAATTTTGAATCACAATCACACTGGGACGATCATGGTGGAGCACGAGTTGATGGTTATGTGCCTGATGGTGGTGCTGCTTTACCGATATATCAATTAATGCTTTTGGGCAACCCTATGAGCTGTACAAAAAGTGTAATGTATGATCGTAACAAAGATTGTATTAATGGTGGTGCATCTTATATTGGTAATGACTTATATGTAGAAGATAAGTTAATTGTAGATGGTTGCTTTGATATTAGTGTAGGTGATGCTTGTAGTGGTGCAATGTGTGTGGCTTGTGGTGGTGCTAGTATTGCGTGTGGGTTACAAGCTTGCGAGTATAGATTAGTTTGTAACAATGATGATTTTAAAATTGATCAAACTAATACAACTTTGGCTAGTAATGTTGGTGGAACGTTAACTATAAGTGATTTTAGGGATGTTGTTGCTACTAGTGATACGGATTGTTGTGGTTGCTATAGTGTAGGTGATAGTGAAAAAGTATACTGCTTATATGATCGTTTTGCAATTTGTAATAGAGTTTGTGCCAATGAATATTTTGTAACTTCAGAAAATGTAGATTTTTTATCTTGTGATATAAAAATATGTAGCCAAGGGCCTATTGAGATAGAGGGTACTTGTTTGGTATCTGGTGATGGTGCTTCTAATGGTGTTGGTATAACTACTACTTCAACAATAACTAAATATATAAATGGTATTGCAGTTGAAGCTTTAGGCAATAGTAATTCTTCTTCACAAACTTTAAGTGTAACTGGCAACCCTAATGGTATTTTATCTATTAATGGTGGTGGTTTTGGTGGGACTTCTACGACTTTAACACAAAATGGTACTGGCTGCTTTGCTTTAAACAATAGTGGACAAAATCTTTTAGTTGGCTATGATGATTGTAATATTGATATTGGTAGTGGCGAAGGTGTTGTTACAATAGCTACAAATTCATGCTTAAATGTTGAAGGTGATATTGTTAACGATGGCGATATAAGTGTTGGTAATGATTTAAATATTGGCGATAGTGGAGAAGCTTTATTTGGGGACGACGAAGATTATAGTATTAATTTTGATGGTAGTAATGCTATACATTGTACCTGCACTGGTGGTTTTGTTTTTACGGGTGGGGATTTAAATGTATGTACTACTAGCGGTAATGGATCACTAAATGTTAAATCTGTAGCTGATGATGTTGGGATATCTTTACAAAATTCATCTGATCAAGAGATTGTTAATTTGAATGATGAAGGTGGGGATGGAATGCTTGAGATTAAAGATTCTGCTGGAACTAATAAAATAAGATTATTTAGTAATGGTGCTTCTTTTATCAGTAATGATTTGGGTATAGGTACTGCTTCACCTGATTCGATTTTAGATATACAAGCTGATGGAGATGGGCAGGCATTAACAATTAAAAATTCTGCTGGAAATAATATCTTACGAGCTTATAATGATGATGATGATGGTATAACTTGGCGACTTTTAGATAAAGACGAAAATATAACAACACAATTAAGTTCTGAATTTGGAGGAGATAATTATATCAATAATGGTGGTAGGTTAGGTATAGGTACTAATGACCCTGATGAATTATTACATATTTTTGATGGTAGTGATGATGTAAAATTAAAAATGGAATCTGATGATGATTATAATATTTATTTTGATTTAAAAAATTGTGTTAATGAATGGAGTGTTGGAGTTGCTGATACTACTGGTAATTTTGTTATATCTGATGGTGTTGATTTAGGCACTGAAAGATTAGTTATTGATACTGATGGTGTTGTAGATATTGATAAAAATGTTTATATTGGTGATTGGGATCAAGATTTTGACGACCCTAGTACTAATAATGGTAGATTTGGGGCAAGATTAACAAATAGTGGAACAACTTTAGGTTATATAAGGGTAACAACACCTGGCGCGATTGGACCTGGAATATCATTTTTAGATTGCACTTATTGTAGTGATAACAGCCTTGGTGAAGTTAAATTAAATGTTACAGATGATACTTTAGTTTTGCATGGTATGGGTGGTACTTGCCTTGATGATCGTGATAATTTTTATTTGTTACGTAATATATATGCTGGTGGGTATGATTTAACCACTTATGCATCGGAAAAGGGTATATTACGTAGCAAATTATATGATGGTAATGGCGTACATAAGGGTTATATTGATTTTGGTACGCCTAGTGGTGCTGGTGCTGCCATAATAATGCGTGATACAACTAATACAAATAGTAGTTTTATTCAACATAATAATAGCGGTAATTATTTAGAATTAAGTGCTGATGCTGGTGCTGGTGATTTGTATATTAATGCTGCTGCTGTAGGTATAGGTACTAATGATGCAGAGTATAATTTGCATGTTCTTGATACTACTAACCCTGTTGCAAGCTTAATGGAAACTTGTAGTGATGTAGATGCTTATCATATAGCACGTAACTGTATTAATGCTTTTAGTGCTGGTGTTGATTGTGATGGTAGTTATGTTATAAGCGACAGTGAAGATTTAGATACTGATAGATTAGTTATTGACACAGATGGTGATGTAGGTATAGGTACTAATGACCCTGATTACAAATTACATATTGTAGATGCAAATGATGAATTTTTGCGACTAGAAACAACAGCAGATGCAGGCAATACACTAGATTTGGGCTATGATGGGGTAAATAATGTATTTGAATTTACCACATCTAGTAGAAGTTTTGCATTCTTAGGTGGTAATGTAGGTATAGGCACTGATTCACCTTCTGCAAAATTAGATATTGATAGTGATTCTATAATCATACAAGATACAAAAACACCTGCTAACGCTTCTGCTACTGGTATAACTGGACAAATTGCTTGGGATAGTGATTATATTTATGTTGCTGTTGGCACTGATACTTGGAAACGTGCTGCTTTAAATACTTGGTAATTGAGGTAAGGATTATGAATACAAGAAATTACAAATATATTACAAAAGAAGATTATTATATAAAGATTAATGATTACGAATTATTGTATATACCAAGATTTTTTTTATATGATGGTGATACTGGTGTTTTTGATACTTGTAGATTAGCTTCTTGTGTACATGATTATCTTTATGGCTTACAACGTGGGTTTTTTATTTATGATGTTAATCGCAAAATATTTTTAACAAGACATTTTAGTAGAGAAGAAAGTGATTTAATTTATAGGAGATTAACAAATGCTATTTTTAAAAACATTCGCTATTTTGGTATAAGATTATTTGGTGGATTTTTTTGGAATAATAATTTTAATGAAATTTGTGATTATGCTAAAGTTGATAGATATAAACAATGTAATCATGATATAGAAGTTTATAAATTTGAAAATAAAGAAATGTTAAGATGTATTTTTGAGTATGGTGAATTAGCGAAATAGGAGAATTAAAATGAAATATGCAATAGAAATTGATTTAAATAATTTTACAGAAGAAGAAATACTTAATCTTGCTAAATATCGTGGTTACAAAACAGAAGTAGCAAAAATAGTTGAAGAGGATGTATTAGATGATAATGGCAATAAAATTGGTGTTAGGAGCGTGACTGAAACTGTTGATAACCCACAATCGCCTGATGCATATTTAGCTGAAAAAGGTGAAGAATACGTAAGTAATTGGTTAAGTGAAAGATTGGTTAAAGAAATAAAAAGGCAAGGCAGAGAAACAATTAATCAAAATATCAAAGCTACAAAAGAACAAATTAGCACATGTTTAACAATTAGCAAAGTTGAAGAATGATTTTTACTATATATTAGATAATAGTGGTTAAAATTATGCCTGAAGATCAAAAATATAATATAAATAATTTGGTTAAATCGTTATTACCAGCCATTTTATCTGCTATTGTAGTGGGATTAATTTGGCATGGTTCGATATCTTCTGATGTAACCCAATTAAAAAATAAAAATAAAGAACAAACTTGTTTAATTAATAAAAATAATGAAAAAATAATCAATTTAATGGTT